TTGTCTCCAACTGCATCTACTGACTTGCAATACTCTGCTGCAAAAACAAACTTGGTGAATATTTACGGTGCTTTCTCCGCATCAAATCCAATCAATAACCTGAATCAATGGTGTTTCGGTTATGTGTCTGGTATTTTCATGTGGTCTGATTCGTATGTGAATCAAATCTGGCTCAATGCAAACATGCAATTGGCTTTGATGACGTTGTTACGTCAAGCAGGTCAACTTCCTTATAACAACACAGGATACAACCGCATTAAAACAGCGTTACAGCCTATTTTGAATCAAGCCATCAACTTCGGTGCTATTACTCAAGGAGTAGTCCCTAGCGCTTCGCAAATCGCTCAAATGCAAGCGACGTTGGGTGTTAATCCAGCGGGGGCATTGACTAATCAAGGTTACTATTTGCAAGTGGCTGATCCGGGCGCTGTAGCGCGTCAAAACCGTCAATCTCCTGTATGTACTCTGTATTACATGGACGGTGAATCCATCCAACAAATTAACCTGTTTTCTGCTGACGTTCTGTAAGGATAAATCATGGCAACTATTACCAGTGCAAACAGCACTTTTTCCCTTGGTGTTAAAGGCATTTTTGACACTCCGCAAAACATCGTTGGTTTTGAAGTAGATGACGGTGTTTTGTCTCAAGCTGTATCGCGTGCAGAAACACGTCAAGGCTTAGACGGATATCTGGCAGGTGGTAAAGTATTTAATCCGTTCGTCGTGGATGTTCATTTGATGCCAACTTCGCCTAGCTGGTCTTTTTTTGAGACTGTGCAAAATGCTCAAGAAGGTGCAAACGAAGTTTTCCCTTTCTTTGGCTCTTTGACCATTCCTGGCGTTGGTCGTTTTTATACGATGTTTAACGGCTACATGACTTCGGAAACACCTTTCTCAGCAGTGCGTAAAACATTGCAACCAATCGTGTTTCAGATTACGTTTGAATCAATCGTTTCTAATCCGTTCTAATCATGGCACGTAAAGAAGCTGAATTTCGGGCAACAAAAGGGCGTGACGAAGGTAAAGTCTTCGTCATTAATGAAAAATCTGCTGATGAGGTAGAGTGGTTCGGCGCGCGTTGCTTTCTTGCTTTAGGTCGTTCTGGTTTTGATATTCCAAAAGGCTTAGAAATGGAAGGTGTTTCGGGTCTTTTAGCAATGGGATATAAAGCGTTGTCAGACGCAATTGCAAGTCTCCGCGCTGAAGACCTAAAGCCTTTAATGCAAGAAATGATGACGTGCGTAAGATTGAAAGCGTCTGCTGGTGTGATTCGTGATTTAGTTGATGATGACATTGAGGAAGTTGTAACTCGTTTGCAATTGCGCAAGGCTATTATTGACTTACACACGGGTTTTTTTTCAAACGACGATCAATCGACTTCGGACCCAAAAGCCCAAGTAACAAACAATTCATCAGATATGCGAATTCCCCGCAGACGATAGCTTGCGCGGTGTCTTCTAGGCTTGCTACACTTCACGAATTGCAAACAGTGTACAGCTTAGAAGACTTGTATAATCTGTTAGAAATTGGCGCGGTTGATCGTCACAACGAATATATAGCAAGGAAAAATTAAAATGGCTGGCAATGTAATTGACGCTTTATTTGTAACATTAGGGCTCGATGTCAGCCAATTTAACAAAGGCAAAAAAGAAGCTATTGACGGATTGAAAGACGTTGATAAGCAAGAAGAACAATTATCTCAAAAAAGCAAGAAGCGCAAAAAAGAAGAATCCGAAGAAGGAAGAAGAAATTCTGAGGAAGAAGATAAGAATTCTAAAAGAAGAAAAAGGAACAACAAAGAAGAAGTTGATTCTTTTGAAAAAGTAACCAATTCAATTTTGGCTGTGGGCGCTGCAATGGTGACCGTATCTGCTGCAAAGCAGTTTATAACAAGCCAAGTACAAACTAATATGGAATTAGGGAAAACTTCTAAATTTCTTGGTGAAAATGCCAAAGGTTTAGATGCTTGGGGTTTTGCTGCTGAAGCTGTAGGCGGAAATGCAAAGTTTTTTTTAAATTCAATTGTTAATATAAGAAGTGAATTAGCAAAATTTAGAATTGGCAAAGGTGGTGCTGAAACTGCTACTACTTTGGCTCAACTTGGCATTACTAGTGCTGAAAGCAAAAAAGCAAAAGATTTCCTATTTGATGTGCATGATGCACTTGTTAAAGTAAGAAATGAAAAGGGAGAATTAACAGCTAAATCATTTGCTCAATCTCTTGGGTTTGATGAGGATGGTTATATTCTTTTAACAAAAACTCGTTATGAGTTGGAAAAACTTCTTGATACAGGCGAAAAACAATCTGGCGTAAATGAAAAAACAACAGAAAGCGCAAAGAAATTAACTGAAGCGTGGAAAACATTTAAAGGCGCAATTGAGGGTGTATCAGGAGATTTATTTGAACAACTTGCGCCGGGATTAGAAAGAACAACAAACCTTGCCACTAAAGCTGTTAATGCTTTTAGAGAATGGAATAAAGAATCATCAGACAGAATTAAAGAAGCGCAAAAAACAGACCCTGTGAGTATTTGGTGGAGAAAGCTAACAGGTCAAGGAGAGTTTGATCCCAAGCGCAGAGAAGGCGGCGGCTTGATTAAGCAAGGTGGATCAACTGGAAATGATGCGCAATCTATTGTAGATTTCTTTAAATCAAAAGGTTGGACTGAAGACCAAGCCAAGGGAATCACTGCGAATATTATTCGTGAATCACGCGGCAATGCTTCGGCTGTGGGAGATAATGGCTCTGCTTATGGTTTAGGTCAATGGCATCCTGATAGACAAGCTCAATTTAAACAGTTGTTTAACAAAGACATTCAGGGCTCAAGCGTACAAGAACAGCTAACCTTTTTTGATTGGGAATTGAAAAACAGTCATAGAAATGCGGGTGATTTATTGCGCGGGACTAATAACGCGGGTGATGCTGCGAGGGCTGTTTCTCTTTATCACGAACGTCCTGCTGGTTCATTTTTAGAAGCAAATTATAGAGCAAACCTTGCCAATAATTTACCATTGACGACAGATCAAAGTAATAATTCAACATCAAGCAACGTGCAAACACATATCGACACTATTAACGTTACTACCCAAGTGCAAGATGCTTTGGGATTCTCGCGTGAGTTGAAAGAAGCATTATCTAAGAATCAAGTGATGAACGCTGGTGTAGGGGGTGCAGTATAATGCCTTTAATACCTTATCCAGATGTGCCAAACGTAGAGGGTGTGCCTAACGTGCCAAGGCAAGCCAACGCGCCTTATGTGCCGCCTGTGCCACAACCTAGTACGGTTTCATCACTCACTCAGATCAAGAACGATACACCACAATGGCAGATCGTTAATGATGGTGGCGGTTTGTTTTTGCAGCCTGATACCTATGCTGATTTTAATATTAGTGAGGAATGTGTTATCCCGAATTACCCTATTGAGCAAGGTGGGTTTTCTTCGTATAACCAAGTGCAAAGACCTTACGGCATTAAGCTAACGGCAATTATCACGGGAAATAAAGACTTAACACGCGGAACATTTATTCAAAGTGTGAAAGACCTTAAAAATAGCTTGGAACTAGTCACGATTGTCACGCCCGATACTTTGTTTCAAAATGCAAAACTGATTCGATACAATTGGACGCAGAAGTCTTATCAAGGTTTAACCATGCTTTCGATTGAATTGGTTTTCCAAGAGATCAGGCAAACAGCGGTAGCAATCGTTACTGCTGCAACTCCATCAGGGCAGAATCAAAAGAAAATCGGTCAAGTTTCCCCGATACAGCCTACAACCCAACAGCAATCACAAGTTAAAAGCGTGGTGTTTAAATGACTGATACCGTAATTCCATTGACGCAAAACGCTAACCAATCCGCAAATGTGATTCTTAGCGGGACTAATTGCGTGATTAATGTCTATCAAAAAGGCGCTAATCTATTTTTTGATCTTATTTCAAGTGGTACTGTGTTGATTGCTGGTAGATTATGCCTAGATAGAGTGCAATTAATTTTTGAGGATTATCTACCAATTCAAGGGCAATTATTCTTCGCTGATATGCAAGGGACACAAAATCCTACGTATGACCAATTGAACATTAGATATTTTTTATTCTATAGAACATGACTTTTAAACAAAGATCATTACAGATTCAATTTACGGATAACAACGGCAATGCAGTTGATTTATCGGGATATCGTGCGCTTGCTGTCATTGATAATCCGGGCGGGTATTCTGCTTACGGTTCGCTTGAGTTAAAAATCTTCGGCATGTCTCTAGCGACAATGGATGAATATTCTAGTACAGGCTTTGACCAAGTTAATTTACAAAATAAGTCTGTCACGGTATCTGCTGGTGATGTGGGCGGCGCTATAGCTCAAGTATTCAAAGGTACGATTGTCCGTGCAAGGATTGAATTTAATCAGCCTGAAGCGGCTTTCTGTGTGTCTGCTATCGCTGGATTCTATGAAAAAGGAATTAGTGCTGCCGCGAACTCTTATCAGGGATCACAAAATGCTGAAGATTTAATTGCAGCTTTGGCTTCGTCAATTGGTTTTGAGTTCGTTAATAAAAATGGCGCTCATGCTGTGCTACAAAATCAATATCTCTATGGTTCTGCAATAGATCAAATTAATTCAATTTCTCGCGCTTGCAATCTTCCCGTAGTCATTGAAAACAATCAGGTAATTATTTTTCCTAATAACGGAGTGCGTGACGACATTGTGATTGAGTTATCGTCGCAAAACGGTATGGTCGGATATCCAAAATATTGGGAAGCAGGTTTTATTGTTGAATCAGAATTTAACCCTTTAATTGCAAATGGTAGAACTATAAAAGTTAGTTCTGAAATACCTAAATCCAATGGCTCATGGCCTGTACAAGCTGTCACTCATATTTTGAGTTCTGAAATATTGGGAGACGGTCCTTGGTTCACAATCGCTAAACTTTCACCATCAAGCTATGTCTCAAACAATTAGTAATTTCGTTCCAGCGGATAACGCATCGGAACTAGGAAGGTTAAAGTTTATTATTACGGCGGCGATGTCGGGATTACGCACATCTATGCCAGTGGAAGTTATGAGCGTTACTAATTCAGGTGGCGTTAGTCCAATTGGCACAGTTTCGGTCAAGCCTTTAGTGCAAGCAAAAGACGGTGGCGGAAATGCTATACCCCATGGGATTATTTACAACGTGCCTTATATGCGAATCCAAGGCGGTTCTAATGCTGTCATTCTTGATCCGCAAGTAGGTGATATTGGCTTGGCTTCGGTATGTGATAGGGACATTTCAGCGGTCAAGTCAAACCTTGCAGAATCACCGCCGGGCAGTTCAAGAAAATATGACATGTCTGACATTGTGTACTTGATGACGATCATAAGCGCAACAACTCCCACGCAATATGTACAATTTAACGCATCAGGCATAGTTATTGCTTCTCCTTTAAATGTTACAATAAACGCTAACGAAGTAGATATAAACGCTCCAACAGTAAAAATTAACGGCAATGTTCAAACAACAGGATCATTAATTAATAATGGTCATTCTGTTGGTAGCAATCATTTACATGGTGGCGTAACATCAGGAAGCAGCAATACAGGGGTTCCAACATGATTAATCAAAACACGTTGCTTTTAGATAATTCTGCTTGGGACTTAGTGTTAAACGCTAACGGTGATATTGCAATGGCAAGTGCTTATTATTCTATAGCTCAGGATGTCGCAAGTGCTTTGAGGACGAATAAGGGTGAATGTATTTATGACATTGAGCTTGGCGTTCCTTACTACGAAAACATTCTTGGTAAATTACCGCCATTGACTTATGTTAAAGCGCAATTAGAACAGCAAGCATTGACCGTACCTAATACAGTTAGAGCGAAAGTTACTTTTACAGGATTCAGTAATAGAACGCTAGTTGGAGAATGTCTAGTCACAGATACAGACAACAACCAGTTTGTTATAGATTTATAAGGCAAATATGAGCTTAACTAATGTACCTCCAATTACGTGGGTGAACGGTAATCCGGTATTACCGCAAGAAAGCGATATTAACGCTGGCGTTTTTACTGACTTAAACAATGCTTTCGGTGGTGGTCTTAATCCTGCTGCAAACACTCCGCAAGGTCAGATTGCGGCTTCTGAAACTGCAATCATTGGCGACAAAAACAATGACATTGCGTTTATTGCGAATCAATTTAACCCTCTGTATGCGTCTGGTCAGTTTCAGGACGGAATCGGATACATCTATTTTTTAAAGCGTATTCCTGCGGCTGGAACTGTAGTTAATTGCGTTTGTAACGGCGCTGTCGGTACGGTCATTCCTGCTGGCTCTCAAGCAAAAGATACAGCAGGTTATATTTACGCAAGTACATCAGTAGGAGTAATTGGCTCTACTGGTACGGTCACAATTCAATTTCAAAACTTAACGCCCGGCGCGATTGCCTGCCCTGTCAATTCGTTGAATAAAATATATTCAGCTATTGCAGGATGGGACACAATCACGAATCCTGCCGCTGGTGCTTTGGGTAACTTGGAAGAATCGCAAACCGCTTTTGAATATCGCAGACAACAATCTGTCGCGGGAAACTCTGTCAATTCCGTGTCTTCAATTCAAGGTGCTGTCCTTGCTTTGCCGGGTGTTATTGGTGCTTATACAGTGGACAATCCATCCAATTCATCAATTAATTTCGGTTCAACTAATTACCCTATTGCAGCACATACAACTTTAGTCTCCGTTGCTGGTGGCTCTGCTGCTGATATTGCTAATGCCATTTGGTCTAAAAAGGGTTCTGGAAGCCCTTATCCTGCCGCTGGTGGCGCTGGTATTCAGTCATATACCATATACGATACTAATTACGATGTTCCTTATCCGTCTTATTTAGTAACGTGGCTGGTTCCAACATCAACAAATACGTTTTTTATCGTCAATATCAAAAACATTCCAACACTTCCAGCGAATATTGTTCCTCAGATTCAAGCTGCGGTTGTTAATTCGTTTTACGGTAATGACGGTGGAATTAAGGCAGCGATTGGTCAAACTACTTTCTCAGGTCGTTATTATGCAAATGTAAGCGCTGTTGATTCATCAGTAGAAATATTGTCGATATTCTTGGGTACGTCAATCAATCCTACTGGAACTCAATTGCAGTATGGTATTGACCAACTCCCCGTGACTTCAACATCTAATGTGGTCGTTAATTTAGTATGATTAATGTATCTGATACATTTCTAGAACAATACGCTAGTAGTCCTACGATCACGGGGATTAT